CAATCCTTCTAAAAGAGCTGCACGAGCAGCTGGTGCATCAAGGTTCAAATTCCCAATACCAAGGGCACGCACTAAATCAGGTGCAAGTTGGCTGATGGCGTTATAAGCGTCTTCAAGTGCTTGTGCAGGTGTGTCTTCTACATCAAATAGTTTATTGTAAGCTTCTTGTCGTGCTCTAACATCACTGAGGTTGTTACCCCATTGCGTCAATGTTAGAATGGTTAATTCTATAGCTTCTCTAAACTGTTCAAGTGACCCAGGAATGTAGCGCCCAGCCTCATCACGCAACACGATACCTAATTCCTGTGCAGCAGGAACTAGACGATCAACTGCTTGAAGAAAAGATACGGCATTTCCAAGTGACTGTGCAGATTCAGCTTCGTTAATGGAGTTTAAAATGGCACGTGTGCTGAATAGTCTTTGATTCTGGGTTCCTTCAAAAGCATCACGCAAAGCCTTTAGGCGCTCATTGTTAGCCAGCAAAGCCGCTCTGTTAAGCACCATTTCTTCACGACTGCGATCCATTGAACCTTTAAGACCACCGATAGCTCCAAACACACCACCTACAATAGCGCCAACTCCTGTACCCACCCCCGGAATAGTTGAACCGATGGCGGCACCACTCAAGGCACCACCCAAAGCACCTCCAAGAGCACCGGCGGTGCGGTTAGTAGTAGTGCGCCCAATCATCTGCCCAATAAAGAAACCTGCAAGTGCTGGCGCAAGTAATGACACAAGCTGAGAAGCCCAAGACCGCGAGACAGTTACATCCATACCTTCAATCTGCACGGGTACAATGTCCTCGACACCTTTAGTAGCGCCCTTCATGTGGTCCCGTGCAATACCTGCCAAATCTGTTTTTTGTTGCTCAATAGCTTCTTGGGACGCACCAAAAAGTCCAGTCAGTACGTTCGAAAAAGCCGGTCCAAGGCGCTGCATAACGCGCGCAGCGGCCATCTCTGCTAGCAGTGCCACAAAAAGACGTTTAATGGCATCAAACAAGTCTGAAAATCTTTTCACACCATCATTAAAGATATCTTCAAATACATCTGCAAAAGAACGTTGTAAGTCTTTGAGAAACCGCTCAACTATACGAGCCTGCTCCTCAAGCGCGTCTACAACAGCTTCCATGGCGCGCTCAGCACGCAAAGCTTCAAGTTTTAAACCACGTTCAAGAGCAATGGCAGCTTCCATTTGTTCAAGTAGCTCACCTTGTAGCTCACGCCGTGCTTCTATCGTTTTATTGATGGCCTCAAAAGTGATTTCTAGTTCTTCTGCTTTTTCCGCATCTGAAGCTGACAGGACCACGCCTTGGTGTGCTTCACGAATCATGTCTTGGATGTTATTTAGAACCTTCTGTGCTTTTTCGTCTATTTCATCAATACGTGTACCAAGTGGATCGGTCAAATCAGCATTAGCGGCTATCCATTCATCAGTAGCCTTTGTGATTTCCTCTAAAATCTTACGATACGCGAGTAGACCAACACCTACTGCCGTAAGCACTTGTATGAGAGGAAGCAGGCCCAAAGCTGCAATCTTAGCAACATTCATAGCTTGCGCGAGTGTTGTTACAGCGCGCACCAAATCCCACCATTTCTTGATTGCAAGAGCAGAAGTTATCACGGAAGATATTGCAGCAGTGGCAATAAGCGCCAAACGGTACGCTATAATAACTGACAATGCAGCTGTGAAAGCCGCAACGACCTTATCCATATTGCGGGAGAGAACAATCATCGCTCTGGAAAAGGTGCTAGTTACAGCATGCGCTTGGTTGAGGATGCCAACCATCCGAGTCATTGAATTATTGACGATTTCGAATGCCTGCCCAACTGTAAAAGGCATGTCGTCAATAATCTCAACCCACTCTTCGTTCTTCTTGATCAAAGCATCAAGGACAGTCTGTACATCAATGAGGCCGTCAGCGGCCAAGTCTTTAAGCTTACCGACAGAAACACCCATCTCATCAGAAATCGCCCTGGCAACAAGCGGCATTGCTTCCATAACGGTGCGGAACTCATCACCTTGAAGCCTTCCAGAACCAAGCGCCTGTGCAAGCTGTCGCATAGACTGTGCAGCTTCTACACCCGTCGCACCAGAGATAAGCAATGCGGCGTTCACACTCTCTGTCATCAACAGGAGCTCTTCGTGAGAGCGCCCTAGTTGGTCCGCATTTAGAGCAACACGAGTGTACAGGACAGAAGTGGCCGCCATCGTGTTACGTGTACGGTTCGCGATCTGAAACAATCGCTCATGAACAGCATTAGCTTTCTCTTGCGTGTCCGTTACAATGCGAACACGGGCATTAATGAGAGTCCATGTATCAGCATATTCTACTAATTGTCGAACACCAAAGAACCCACCAAGAGCTCCGAGAGTTGCTGTCAGGTTTTTAGTTGTTCTTTCAAACTTCTCTGTAGCGCGGCCAGCATTAGCCGCTGAACCAGAATAGACGTTCAGCGTCCTTATGGCTCCACGAGCATCAACACGAAGACCAAGTGCCGCTAATTCCATCTACTTCTTCTTAGGCCAAGGAAGGTGTTCGCGTTCTACAACAACAGCCTCTTCAGCTTCAAGCGATTCGTGCCCTAACAAAATATCATCAAGATAAATTAAAGCATCCACTTCTTCTGGTAACAATCCTAGAATACCATTCAAGTTGCTCCAAGACTCAATAGCCGTATACGATAAAGGTGCAAGACCATTAATTGTTGCACCACTACGCCCATGAAGCCTAAATGCCCATTGTATTAAGTAATCACCATCTTCAGGATATTCAGGTTCATTTTCCAAGAAGTCAATTGCAGCTTGTGAACCACGTGCTGCCGCACGATTAAGATGAGCTTCTGTTTTTGTTTTCTTGTCTTTTCCAACCTGTTCATCGAGTCGACGACGAAACCTAAGCCATTCAGCTACTCGCTCGACCCGTTCTTGAAAAAATTACTGTGCTCATTCATGTGGTCAACAACTTGATCGTAAACCCACTCAAGTTCAACATAGAGTGTTCTAATGTTTTCTTTAGTGGGTTCAACAGGGACACCATTCACATGAATCCCTTCCCAGCCAGTAGTACAATTCACCACACGCGCGAGATGGTCCTTAATGGCACGCTCAGCCGTCATGTCTTTCTTTGACAAACGACGCTTACGCTGTTGTGCCTCGATTATACGGTGTTGCTTTGACTGAACACCAGTGACGTAAATACCAACAGGCTTTACCTCGTGTTCATTTACGTCATAAAAAAGGGGTTGACCGTCAACACCATGAAGATGCGCAAAAGACGGAACATCTTCACACGCTGTTGCTTCTTTTGCTTTTTCGATGTCAAGACCGGACATAGTAAAACATCCTTCTAGAGAGGTAAACAAGGATGAGGAGTCCCCACCAACTCCCTCTCAGAGCAGTACCCGAGAATGCCGTGCCGCTGCCCCGCCCTCGATACTAAACGATAATAGGAGTCTCAGTGCTCGAATAATACTGGATTGCGTTACTCAAGCTAGGCTCAGGATGTGCAGCGAATTGACGCGTCTCAACCTTAGCCGCATCACCACCAATAAGGTTAGCGTCAATATCACGAATCTTCACAACAGGCATGATAAAGGCGAAAGTAAGCCTCGGAGGAGCCGTCGGTGCCTGCATGACAACCTTTAGCTCGAATTCAGTCTCAGCGTCGAAATCATCCAAAGCATCAAGGTCTTCACGAACGGCAGAGATAGTGCCGTTAATACGGTGCATGTTCATGAATACATCAGGAGACAAGAAAGAACCAATAACGGGCTGGCCAGCCGCATCAGTCTGCTGAGTGAAGTTCAAGCCGGTTGCCACAAGGATTGGTGACCCTTGGTAAGTTATGACGGCATCGTCTGCGATCAAAGGCAACCCCGCAGTAAGATCCGGTGCCGTAAAATATGGTGACGCCGCCGTTTGTAGGACCTGACGGTTTTGACCCTGGAATCTCCAAGAAATGTTCGCCATCTCACCAGGCTGAAGCGAGAAGTCCGCTTGCGTCAACCGCATGCCTGTGAACAATTCTGACTGATCGATATCAATGTCATATTGTTCGATGGTGTACGAGCGATAGATAGGAGTGGCCGGCGTATCTACTTCACGCACTTCTGTT